AAGTAAATTAAGTTTTTAAGGCGTACACGACCATTTACAGCAAAACCATTACCACTAAAATGGGCCGATTTTACGTCATATTGCATTGTCATAATTAATCTCCTAAATTTTAAAAAGGGGACCGAAGTCCCCCGGGATTAATTAGTCAAAGTTACCATATGGGTAAGCAGTTGCAGAACCAATTTGTGGGTCAGCTTGTGTATAGCTTACAGTAATATAGAACTTGCCAGTAGCCAAAGTAGTCATAGTTGTACCAACTACAGCTAAAGTGCAAACAACTTGTGACAATGTGCTTGGTTGTTGGCCGTTAGTAATATCAGCAGAAGTTGCTTGGCAGTTAGCCAATTGAGTACCGCTGTAAGAAACAGTCTGACGACCAGTACCAGAAGTAAGAGCAGCTGACTGTACGTATTGTGCACCGTTAAAAGCATTACCTACCAATAATTGAACAGAAGTCAATGTGCCGGAAGCTAGGGTAGGGAAAACACCAATATCAAAGTCAATAGCAGTAATACGGCTATTAATTGGTAAATAGAACACTACACCACGATAAATAGCAGTTGCTGAGTCAGCTGTTGGAGTCGCTGCTACAGGTGGGTAAACAGTAGCGGATGGGCTATAAACAACACCGTTTCCGTTAGGGATTGTGTTAGAAACAACAAACTGGGTAGAAGCACCACTATAGTTAGCTGTATTAGCAGTGGTATTAGAAAAATCTAAACCAGCATACTGTGTTAAACGGTCATAACCTACGTTACGTAATGGGCCAAAACGGTTGTTGCCCGATAGGATTGGGCCTTCAAATGTTGCGCGAGACATAATATTTCCTTATGCAAAAGTTAACCGTACAAATCGTTGCATCGTCTGCTGGGGCAGTCAAGTACGGTAAATCACCCAGTTACCGTGAGTATACATCTTTTTTGAAAAAAGCAACATATTTTATAAAGAAAAAACCCCGCCTTTTGAGCGGGGTTCTTATTAGGCAGTCCTGATTAGAACGAGCCAGAGGAGCCAAATGCACCGAGTGGGTCAGACCAGCCGAAGCTGTAACGCTCGCGTGATTTGTAACGTACGTTACCTGTATCGAAGTCACCGTCCATAGAATTCTGGAGTGGTGTACGAACGAAGTGCTTCAAGCCGTTTGGAACGTCGGTCAACAAGAACCATGCGTTTGTGTCGGTCAAGAAGTGGTTAACTATGTAACCTCCAGGGATTGTACCGTTGTTATTGATAGCGCTGATATCGTTGTTATTAGTACCAACACGGAGTTTGGTTTCCAATAAACGAGTAGCAACGAACATCAATGAAGGAGGAACAACCAACTTCTTAGGCTTAGCAGCAATCAACAAGCTACGCTCGTCTGTCCAAGCAGCGATTTGAATAACGGCGGCTTCCAAAGAAGTCTCGTTCAAGTCGGCTTGAGTAGAGAAAGTGTTGCTGTTAGTTGTGCCAGCTACCAATGGGTGTGCAGTGTTAAACAAAGAAACACCGTCACCGCCGTTGTAAGAACCGCCGGTGTTGAAACCGTTGTTCAATACAGAAGCAGCTTTAACTTGCTTGGTATAAGCCATACCACGAGCCAATGCTTTAGTGTAGCGAGCAGACAAGCTGTCGTACAAGTTATCTTCAATCGCTTCTTCAGTGATTGAGAAACCTAAAGCAATAGTTTCGTGTGAGTAGCGTGTTGTCCATGCTTCTTGCGCATTGTCATAAGCAATTGCGGCGCCTTCAGACTTAACTGGGGCAGCAGAGAAACCAGAAAGTTTGGTTTCTTCTTCGAATGAACGCTCAGAGGCTTCAATTTCATAAAGCTCTTTGTGCTCTTCGCCGTAACGTGCATATTCTAATCCGAACAATGCATTAAGACCTGGTAATAGCTCTTTTAGGAGCTGTGAACGTGAAATAGCCATGTTTTAGCTCCTTAGTTAGATTGTGCAGAATAGTATGAATGAACACCAAAGTTCAACTTAACGATACAGTCTGTATAAGCGTCGCCTGGGTTCGAAGGGAAGTTACCACCGAATGTTGAAGACTCGTTTACTAAGTCAACGATACGTACAGCGTATGTAGCATTGTTATTAGAAATAGAGCTTTGCAACAAGCTAATTACTGAGTTACCAGTAGTAGTGTTAACAGTTGTACTACCTGTACCATTTGTGAAGCCAGTCAATTGGGCGTTAGAACCGATATTAGCGGCAGTAACTGAACCAGTTGCTTGAACTTGGAACAATGCATCTGGGTCGTCCATAACACGAACAAAGATGTTTGTATAACCAGCAGTGACAGCGTTAGCTGGCAAATACTGAGCATACAAAGGGTAACCAAGCTGTTGACCAGCCAATTGATAACGAACACCTACGCAAACACCAACCAGACCCTTTTGGGTACCAGCTGCTGGCGTAGAAGACACAACGGTTGGAACACCGGCTGTGATTTGAACCAAGTCACCATTACCGATAGGAGCAGTGTTATTAGTTGTAACCGCAAATTCACGGATTACACCACCATTAAACGACTGACCACCGATGAGGTTAATTGGCTTTAGTCCATAAGGACCTGCTACTGTTGCCATATTAAATCTCCTAGATTAATTAAATTAACTACCTTTACCGAAAGTAACCTTAGTAGACCGTTCTTTAAACAACGGCATACGTGGGTCATTCTCACGCATATAGGTATTATCTACCGACTCCATCTGCTGGTTAGCTAGCTTCTCAAAGTGAGATGCGCGCTGTTCCATAAATTCAGCTGGGGCACGGCATAAAACTAAACCACCAATTTCAATTGAGCCTTTAAACTGTCCATCTAAGGACGCGTGGGCCATAAGCTCAGGATAGTCTTCTGCCTTAACAGGTTCAAACCCTTCCCTACGCTTTGAAGAGACATTCATTGGGTCGACTGTACCAAGTGTGGATGTCCGTACATAACGGTGTACCCAGCCTGGACGCTCATTTGGTTGAGGCAGTAACTCTGGGGGTGCCCATGTTGCTACTGGCTTCATCTCGGTTTCACGAGTTTCAAGTTCGCGTGTAATCTTACTCATTATCTATCTCCATTCATTTGTTCGGCAACCTTCTTAGCATACAACTCTAGCGGAACGCCAAGGCGCTTCGCAATTTGTACCTGAGTAGGCGTTAATTGTACTTTCTTAGGGGCAACTGAGCGGGTAGCAGGAGCTACAACTGCTGCAGCGGGTTTTATTGCACGGGTTTTAACCGGTGTTTTTGCTTCTACTTCTTGTGTCTCGTCTTGCTCCTGAAAATGGTCAGGGAACCTTTTTTTCATTGTAGCATTAATTTTTTCGTAATAGTCATCGGTGCCAACATATTTTTCACCAAATTCTCTTGCGAGTCGATTATGTACTGTGATGGCAAGGCCCGTCATTTCATCTTCTTCTGGAGTTTCGCCACCATACCAAGGGTTTTCATCTAGCCATTTGGTAAGTTTTGAATCTTGAGCAGGTGCTTCTGGTTGTGCCTGTGGTACTTTATATTGGTCTTCTTTAATTTCTACAGGGCGCATGTTTTGCACCTTGTCTAACTTTAAAGTGGCCTCGGCAATTTTCATCTGTGCTTCTACTAACGCATCAGAATCACCCATATCGTAGGCTTCTTTATAGGCTTTTTTAGCCATTTGAAGCTCTGATTCCGCACTAATTTGGCCTTGTTGAATAAGAACTTTGCTGCCCTCATGTAACTGAGCTTGCAGTTTTTTGTTCTCTTCAGCCATGAATTGGGCTACTCGAAGCGCTTCTTCACGCATCTTAATAGCTTCTTCCTTAGCACGGCGCTCGTCATGGTAGCCTTTGCTGAACTTCTTTATCCTACGCTGAACTTTTTTATCGTACTCATTAAGTTCATCCTCATCAACTTCTTCCGGTGCTGTCTCCATTGGCTCACGGCCTTTGTCTTCAGCGGGGGTATCGTCAACGATTTCAATACCCACATCACTTGCATCTGCTTCAATCTTTACTTCGGGTTTACCCTTAGTCTGTTTTTCTTCTTTAGCTTCAATCTCATCTGGAAACTCATAGGTATCGCTTTCCCCACCTAAAGGAATTACTTTACCGCCCTCTCCAAATGTCACTGCGCCGAATTCTTCTGTTGCCATTTAAATCTCCTTATGCACGGGTAAAAAACAACCCGGTGTGTTTGTTAGACTTTCGTCTATTCCATAATGCTGGCACCACTTGAATATTGTCATATGTACTAGCACCGCCTTTTGAGACGGGAATAATATGGTCAACATGCCGTTTAGTTCCAAGCATTTGTTCCCTTAACCTAGCAAGAGAAATAGCTTCTTTTAATACAAACTCATCAAAAATGGATAAGGTTTTTTCTGACCCACGTCTAACTAATTGGTATTTAAGTTTTGCAATTCTTTTTGCTTCGGTAAGTGGTTTAGCACTTCTACGTTTTTCAGCTTCCGCCCTACCACCAGATGCAACATAAGTTGCTTCATGACGTTTTTTGGCCGCTTTGCCCTTTTCGCTTTGCTCATACTTTCGTTTAGCTAACTTTTGGGCTTCATTACGCACGGCTAATCCCTCTCGGGTCATCGACTGTACATTCAACAGAATCATCATTTATCACTCTAAATTCTTGCCCATGAATTTTCACTCGTGAACCTGAATTTGGACGAATCAAAATAAAGTCACCTACCTTACAGCTAGGACCACTAGGGAAACGCTCTTTATCAGCATAAGCATCTGGACCTAAAGCCATAACAAATAAAACAGGGGTTAACACTTCCTCGTGCTGCTGAGTCAATGCTGACTTGATAATGCCACTTTCTGAATACTCTTCTTCTGCCTTTGGAACCATACATAGAATATGGTAGCTTTGGGGTTTAGGAAGTTGTGTTGCCTTTGCTTCTTGTTTTTCAGGTAGCTTAGACAAATTGCCTAATGCGTCACTGATGATAAGTTCACTCATCTGAGTCCTCTAGTTTTTGCACGCGGTCTTTGATTAAATCCACAGCAAGGGCAAGACCACGGATAATCCCTGTTGTGTTTCGATACTCTTCAATACTTTTGCAATTGCCTGCGGCAACGGATTGTGCTCTAGCCTCGATTTCTTTTTCAAGCTCGCCGACTAGGTAGTCATACTCGGTCACTCTTTAGTTTCCTTTTTGGGTTGGTTTGTGGCTTGCTGTCCAGCTGTCATCATTTGATGTAACTGGTTAGCTGCCTGTGTTTCTTTCTGGTGCTGTGTATCGTGCTCTTTATGCATAGCATTAGCCATAATGTCAGCTCCCTTACTTACACGTTGGGTCTTAAGCTTTTGCTGGTTCATAACCACTTGGGCTTTAGTCTGTTGTGTAGAAAGGGCTGCTTGAGTCTGGATACGAGCCTGTTCAATTTGCAACTGTTGTTGCTTAAGCTGGAAGTCCTGTTGGTCTTTCTGTGCTTTGCGTTGTTGCTCTTGCTGCTTAATCTGCAACTCTTGCATCTGCATCTGAATAATTGGGTCTTGAGCTTGTTGTTGAGCTTGTGCCTGCTTAGCTTGCGTCTGGTTTTGGGCTAATAGCTTTTGTGCTGCTTGAGCCATTAGCGGAGCCAACTGAGCTTCCATCTCTGGAGTCATATTGGTATCTTCTTCCTCACCAGCCTCATCCATACTTTGTGGAGGCATTGGCATACCCATTTGTTGACCGATTTGAACCCGATACTCAAAGCCAATATGTTCATTAATATGCGCATACATAGCTTGTGCAATTTGTTGGGCTTGTGGGTTACCTTGTAACAACTGATTGATATGTGGGTCTTGCATAGCAGCCATGTGAACCGCAATGTGTGCCTGGTGGTCTTGTGTTGCGAAAGCCTTTATAGGTTTTAACATCAACGCATTTTGATTCTCAGTTACTGGGTCTTGTGGCTTCTGGTCATCTGCAATCGGTACAAGTTTTTGAGCATTCTTAACGCCCAACACTTCAATCATTTGGCGGTGTAAGAGCGGGAGGTTGTAGAGTTGTGGTGCTTGTGCAGCCAATTGGAGCACAGCTTGATACTGTACGATTTTCTGCGCCATCGTAGACGCATTAGGGTCGCTAACCGGTAAAACCTCAACATCATCGTAATCCGATTTCTTAGCTGCGCGACTGCCTTCTTCAGGTTCATAGTCATAATCCTCTGGTGTGTAGTCGGCAATAATTGTCTTAAGTAGTTTAAATTCTTGCTTCATCGAATAATGCAAACGAGCTTGAATTGCGGACATTACCTTAAGAGTGCGCTCGAGAATAGCCAGAGTAGTTCCAACAGGCGCATTACCACCCATGTCGGACACTTGGAGGTCCCCAGCAGATACGAAAGCACGGCCTTCTTGAACAATTTGGTTGAACAAAGACATAAGAGTCTGGCTAGGCTCTTTGTATGGCAACAACATAATGTTGTCTTTAATAGTACCGCTTGGTACATCAACATCTCTAAACTCTCCTGGGCTAATAGGAGTGTCATCCCCCTTAACCCGTAAGCCGCGGGCTTTTAACCCACCGGGAAGATTAGATAAAGTACCAGCGTCGACGAGTTGGCGAACAATAGTAGTAGCACTGCGAGCATAGCCTCCGATAAGGTGAATCAATCCATAACCGTAGAAACCAAACCCAGGTACATATTGATAATGTACAAAGTGGTTTCTCTTCAGTTTCAAGATATCATCCTCATACCAGTTACGGCGGATGGCTAGCACCTTTGCGGTGCTCTTTTCGATGGTAATGATGTAAGGTAGTGCAATTCCTGCCTCATCTTCGTACCCAGGTAAGTCATAGTCCACACAAATTTCAAAAATTCTGAATCGGTTGTCCGTAGTTGCAGAGAAGCCTTGCTCCTCCGCCTTACGTTTTTCGATATCATCCATTACATTGGTTGGTTCACCCAAATCAATATCACGCCAGAATCCTGCTGCTTGTAACTTTCTAACGTCATTCTTGGTCTTACGCATCTGGTGTGTAATGCGCTCAGCGTTCTCTAAGTTAGAAGCGCCATAAGGGACGATTAAATCTTCAGCCGGAATAAAGATTGCAACTTGTCGGCCAAGGCTTGGGTCATAGTAGACTTTCTTAAATGCTGAACCAGCTAACGGGAGGTTCCATAACAACTTCTCTTGCTCGGGACGATATTCACTCATCTGCTCCGTAAGTTTGTAATTCATGTCCTCCGAGACACGAACCGCTGCTTCTTTTTTATCCTGAGTTTCTTTACCAACAATCTTTGTCTTGACCGGACCCATCGCTGGGAAGGTTTCCATAATAGCTTCTGATTGAAATTTAACGACAGCTTCAGCAAGCATTGGGTGGTAAACGCCACATGCCCCTGCCCAGGGTTCAGTCGTCTCTTCGTATTTAAGTCCCAATAACTTAAGACCTTCGACATACGTATCCGCCCAGTCTTTTCTAGCCGCAACGTCCGCATCAATTAATCCAATCAAGTCACTAGCAATAGTTTGAAGAACACCTTCATCAATCTGCTCAGCTAAGTTCTCATCGAACTTGCTATCTTCTTCTTGGTCTTTTTCTATGTCGAGAATTGGTTCTCCATCAATACCAATATGTATTGCCTCTGGGTCAACAATCTCAATTTCCAGTGGTGGCTCATTTGGTGAGCCTGCAATACCCTGAGGTGCCTGATATAAACCTTTGTCCATCGCCATAATTAGTTCCTATTTAAACTCTGTAAAATCCAGCATTCTTCTTGGATTTAAAATATTTCACTGGGTCAGGCTCGTCTGACTCCAACCGTATAAAACCACCTCTTCTAAACCTCATGATGGCTTGGGTCATCGAGTCCACTAAGTCATCATGTTCGCCTGATGGGAAGCTAGCTACTTCTTCTACTAACTCTTCACCCCACCTTGTCTCAGGCACCCAAACTAATCCAGACGCAAAAATATCCGAGACACTATTTAATCTCGCGATTTTATCACTTCCTTTACCAGGAGTATATTCCTGAACGGGTATACCCATGGCTCTTAATTCAAATAAAAGTGGACTACCTGATGCTTTTGCTTCAACAATCAGTGAATCTGGTTGCCATTCTTGCCATTCATCGAACGCACGCTGCTTTAATTCTGGAAACTCCATACGCTTTTTGATTGCATTTAATAGGATAATGTTGGCCTGTGGGCGCCCTGTATCGTCGTCTCTATAGAAAACACCCCACGTTGTACACGCAGAATAGTCGCTTCGTTCGGTTTTTAAGAACGCAGTATCCCAAGATTGGATGATAAAGTCGCAATAAGGAGGGTTATCTTCCTCCCAAATACGCCACCACTCGCGTTTAATGATGGCCGAAACAGATGAAGTAGGCGCTTGTTGGTACTGAGCTTGCCATTTTGACACCGGCAACTCGTTTCTTAGCGCTTCTAACTGCTCAATTGGCCAAAATTCGGGCCAGAGTGGGTTACCTGAGGGCAAAATCGCTGGAAATTCAATCACTTTCCACTCTTCACCGCTTCTTCCAGCTGCAGATTTAAGAACTTGGCCTGTTAAGTCCTTCTTAGACCACCGTGTCATCACAATTACGATGGCTCCGCCTGGTTGTAGACGCTGACGTGGTCCAGATGTGTACCATTCGTACGTTTTGTCGTACACATCACTGTTAGTTTCGGCTAATGTCGCCTCTTGTTCTGAGTGTGGGTCGTCAATTATCAACAAATCAGCGCCCTTACCAGTCACCGCACCGCCCACACCAATCGCAAAATAGTCTCCACCACTGTTAGTCGCCCAACGCCCCGCTGCTTTTGAGTCAGCTTGGAGTCCTACGCCTGGAAATATCGACTTATACGCCTCTGAATCAACCAAATTTCGAACTTTACGTCCGAAGCCAACAGCCAACTCTGCCGTATGAGACGTCTGAATAACTTTTTTGCCCGGAAATTTACCCAGGAACCAAGCGGGGAGTAAGTAAGAGGCGAACTCGGACTTCGTGTGACGTGGAGGCATGTTAATAATAAGTCTTTTACATGTACCGTTAGCCACTTCTTCGAACGCTTGAGCCATGCGAGCGTGGTGACGCCCTGCAATAAATGACGGCCACACTTTATTAACGAACGCAATGAACTTCTCCTGTGCTAATTCTTTATTCTTTAACTCACCAAGCTTCTCTAGCTCCATCAGGAGCATGCGCTGCTCCGCTTCCGTTAGCTGTGGAAGTATCTTGGGTATATCTTTGAGAGATATCTTATCTAGTATCTCTTGTGCCGGCTTCACTATCGACGTCCTCATCGGCTAATACTTCTTGCTGTGCTTCTTCAAATGTCGCCTCTTCAGTAGCGGCAAGCTCCGCATCTAAGTCGTCCATCAGTGGAGTCACATCTACAACATCAGCGTTAAGTAAGCGCTTGACTCTTTCTTTGATGGCTTCTTCTAGGTCGGCTGACGATTTGTGGTTTATGGTTATCTCGGAACGCTCTGTGAACAGTGCTATATCACTATGCTTACCTAACAACTCGATGGCCTTTAACTCGAACTTAGGGTCGCCGCAGTTAGCGAGTGCTAACAACTTTGTAGTTATCGCACTTCTTACCTCAGTAACATCTGCTGCTACCTGGTTGGCATACTGGGTTATAAATTCTCTAGCAGCGTATGCAGCTGTAGTAACGCTCTGCATAGCTTTTTTGTTTTGTTTCTTGAGTGCATTTTCTACCAAGCTCTTCTCAGCTCTGGCAGTCTCGGGGTCAATGTCTGGTCCGCCACCCAACTCTTCTAGAAGACTTAGGGTGTTAGCAGTTACGGCAAGCTCGTCCGTAAACGTCTTGGTCTCGTCATCCTGCGCTACATATGGGACTGGATGGTCCTTTGTGGGTTCTACTTTAATCAACGGGCAACCTTTTTTATAGAGCAGCTTGCTGCGCTACGTGTGGCGATGTTTGGATTCTACTACAGTTTTTCCTCATAGTGGTGTATCCGATGGCAATTAGCGCATAACACGATGCACTTCTCAATCTCTTCGTAGGCTTTCTTGAACCGGCCATCACTAACTAGGCGGTTGACGTTGTACTCTTTCTGGCTTGGGTCTTCGTGGTGAAAGTCTAGTGCTGCGTGATGGTCAAACCCACATTTTGTACAAGCTAGCGTTTTCTTGTACTCATCCCACTCTTTCTTTAACTCCCTACGCCTGGCATTTAGCGCTTCTCGTCTTGCTGCGTAGTTCCCCACGTAGTGGGCGCGGCTATATTCTTTGTGCTTCTGTTTCTTTACTGCCGGGTCCTTGTAGGGCATTTTAGTAACAGTTCTCGATTATCAAGTTTTTAATCTTTGTCGGGATATGGTCGTAGTCCCTATCAAAGTCTGTTGGCATCTTAGTCCAGACTTGTGGGAGTGTGAATGGGGCTTTACCCTTAGGGTACCAGCATCTAGTATGGGGTATGACGTGGTACAGGTACACGTAGGCGTTGGCCTTCTGGATGTATTCTTTTGTATTTATCGGCAAATAGAAAGTATCAATCTTCGCAGCAGCTCGCATCTCGCAGTCTAGCTCCAGACGCATCGCATGCAGCATAGCCTCTCTGAGCTTGCGAGGTTTTAGTTCTCTGGCGCCATTGAGCCAATCCCAAAATAGATTAAGTGGGTCGTAGTTCTCGCCGTCTAACTCGACTTTTCGGTTCCATAAAGGAACCTTTTCTATGTATTGGTCACGGTGGCAGGACTCATGAACCATTATCTGCAACCAGTCCGGTGCCTTGCCGGACACAACTAAAGACTCAGTTTCACTGCAGAAATACCCATGCACGCGAATGCCGTCCATAACTACATGCGTTTTATTGAGTAACTTGACGGCTATATCAGATGCGTTTGATGCCGTGATTTCGAAGTTAACCCACTCCCTAACGTCAGGTGGCAACTTATTTAGGTCAACTTGAATTGTGTTCATGAAGCTCCATCCAGCGGTTCAGGGAGTAGATTAGCTTCTAGTTTAGCAGGGTTTTTGATACCTGGAAGTATCAATTTGGTAGGGGTTTTCCTACCTATAGGTATAAGTTAATAGTGGGGATTTTTAAGTTAATAGTGTGGGGGCAAGAATTTGGTAGCTGCTGCACGCTAAGTGGAAAGCCGAAAAAACCCTAGCTTGCTACATCCTTCTGTGTCGGCTTAACTGCCCCCTGTGTAGTTTACTTAGTTTTGTACATCTTGATAGCATCAGCTACTACGTCTAGCCAAAAGTTATATCCAGATTTGATGGCGCCTTCTACTTGTTGGTAGGTTTTGTTTAGTTCAAGGGGTTTAAAAAAGTCGTACATGGTTTTCTCCTGTGTTTTGTTTCCCATACTATACATTTCTGGGGTTTTGTGTAGTATACGCTACATTTTGTTGCAGTGCAATATTGTTACTAGACGGTTTTTAATATGTCTAGTATTTGCAGTTTTGTATACATATTGTTGGGATATGTACATTTTTGTCGACATTTTATGCATATTGTGCGGGCTATTAGCAGTTTGGTTGACTCATAAATAAGGCTTTAACCCACATACGGACTCATTAATGAGTCATTTAGTTTGTCTAGTAGCACTGAACCCTAACTTTATGTAGGGTTTCTATCGACTTACTTTTTATTACAAAATACCCCGTTCGGGAATATTTTCCTAAATTTGCACACTTTTTCATCAATTCTTCCCGTTCGGGAAACTTTTTTATACATGTTTTTTTAATATGTACACTTTTCTCAATTTTTTATACATATGGGGGTGGGGTTTTCGGGGGACCCAAAAAGAGCAAGGGGGGTGTTTCTATACACACGATGTGTATCTTGTGGTGCAAAA